AAGTCTTCTTCAGATACCAAAAAGAAAAAGCGAAGATAGTTTCAAAATATGGTGAAAAAATATCCGGGCCATTTTTTCGTGTGTAGGGTTTTTTGGTTTTTACGACCAAAACCCAATATTTAGATTAAAAATCGGTTAAAAACTGTTTAAATGTAAATATTTTTTTAAAATGTAACAGAAATTACAAAATTTCTTGCCTATATAGTCTGAATGTGTTAAAATAAACACATCGTTCATCCAAATGATAGAACTCGCACTACTGGCATCACTTCTAGTTGAACATAATGCTTCCCACTGGGAAATGTCTTGTTCAGATTGGAACAAAAAAAGAATTGAGATACTTAGCGATAGGAATCTTAACTCTGATGCTCATGAGTATCTTATAGATTACCTTCGTACGAAAGTCGATGGTGAGTGTGATACTTTCATCATTGGACGCAAGTAAGCCGACTCGGAACGGGTTCGTTCATCCTTATGTACCACATTCTTCTTAGTTTAATAGCGATTGGAGCTCCACTTAATTGTGAACATGCTTCTGAGCTTATAGACTCTGCAAGAAATAATCCTGATAAATCTGAGCAATTGGAAATAACAAGGGTTGTTATTGCACATACAGATCCAATGTGTTTTAAGGACGCAAAAGCCGACTGAAGGAACGGGATTTAAAAACCCTACTACTTTAGGAGAAAACCAAATGGCAAAAGTCACTTATAGAGGTATTCAGTACGATACTGAGACCCAAAAGCAAAAAACACAAGAGCCTCAGCAAAAACAACTTGTCTACAGAGGTATTGCTGTAAAAGGAGGCAAGTAAGATGTTAGTAGTCTCAGAAATCTTACTCGCAAGCGTAGTTTTCTTGGCACTCATCTACGCTGAAACTAGATTCTTGTATGGTTACAAGTTCTAATGAAATGGAGGGATATTCCCTCCTTTTTTGCTAATGTTTGGAAACCTAAATAATGTTACAGGAGGTAAAGACAAATGTTACACTTATTAGGTAAAGGACAAGCACCAGAATGGGATGAAGAGAAGCACGATATAGAGGAAGTCTTTGCTCTCCTATGCTATCGTGGAATCCATTATGCAAAATGGGTATGCATAGATGTGATTATGGAGTCTCCTTCTTGGTTTATTAAAAACCCAAGAGAAGAGGGTTGACACCCTCTTTTTTCATGCTATAATATATTTGTTGGACGCAACATGGGAGTGACTGAATAAACTTACTGGCAACCGCTGGTTAAGGTGATGAGACACAGGTGGTGCTGCTGCAGCGATGCAGAACCGATCAACCAATCGGGTCTCAGGCAACAACGATTTTACTTCTGTAGTAATGCCCGTTGTTTGTTGGTATACAGGAATCCAACCTCCCTCCTAAATAATAAGTAAACAATCATGAAAAAAGAAAAACTTAAACTGATTGTCAAAGACTTAGAAAACTTAGTCGATGCACTAAAAACCGAAATTTATTCAGATTCTGAATCATATCTGACAGGTGTTCAGACAGGTGCATATTACCGTGATGAAGATGATGACGATGGCTACGCGGATTAATACGACTAGAGTTAAAAAAATAATAAAATTATTAGAAAAATTGATTGCTCAAGAACATCTCTACAGTGAAGAGCAGTTAAAAGATATGAAGAAACAACTTCGTGTTGCAAAGGAAGAGATGAATATTCTAAATATTAAACTCAAGAGAGGTTTTGGTTCATGACCGTAAAACTAGTAAGTGTTTCTCCTGATGCGGAGAAGACAATGGCATACATTGCCAGAGTCTCAAATCCAAATAATCAGGATAACGAAAAGTTTGCAGGACTTCTTCGATACTGCATACAACATAATCATTGGTCTGTTTTTGAACAATCTTCAATGACATTAGAAATAGAAACTACAAGGGCAATTGCAGCACAGATATTAAGACATCGTTCTTTCACATTTCAAGAATTTTCGCAAAGATACGCACAAAGTAATGAATTAGGAAAGATTCAATTACCAGAATTAAGAAGGCAAGATAAAAAGAATCGTCAAAATAGTATAGATGATTTAGATCCATTTATACAACAGAAACTAGAGGCACAGATGATTACTTTATTCAGCTCTGCTCAAGCATTGTATAATCAAATGATTGAGGAGGGAGTTGCAAAAGAATGTGCTAGAATGGTTTTACCGTTGTGCACACCAACAAGAATCTATATGACAGGTTCTTGTCGTTCTTGGATACATTACATTGATTTGAGATCTGCACACGGTACACAAAAAGAACATATGGACATTGCTGAAGCATGTCGATCTGTTTTTATTGAACAGTTCCCTATCGTATCACAAGCCCTTCAGTGGGTCTAAATAACTATATCAAGAATTAAATTATGGCGACCTATCCAGTAGTACACAAAGAAACAGGAGAGACAAAAGAAGTCTCTATGAGTGTCCATGATTGGGATAAATGGAGAGAAGATAATCCTGATTGGACAAGAGATTATTCTGACCCATCAACAATGCCCGGTGTTGGAGAGGTAGGAGAGTGGAAAGATAAGTTAAGAAAGAAAGCACCCGGCTGGAATGAAGTTTTAGCAAAGGCAGCAAGAAGTCATGGTAATAGTAAAGATCCTCGTTTAGTACAAAAACTATAATGCCAAGAAAAAAGAGAACCTCCGATCAACCGATTGGTGTTGGTTTGACAGCGAAGCAATTAAAGAGAAAGAAACCTGTTAATGCAGACTATCTAATTGATGTTGAACCACTGACAGATAATCAAAAGAAATTATTTGAATCCTATAAACACAAGCATATTGTTGCTTATGGTGCTGCAGGTACAGGTAAAACATTTATCACTTTATATAATGCATTAGTTGATGTGATGGATGAGACTTCACCTTACGAGAGAATCTATCTCGTCAGATCATTGGTTGCTTGTCGTGAAATAGGATTTCTTCCCGGAGATCATGAAGATAAAGCAGATATATATCAAATACCATACAAAAATATGGTAAAATATATGTTCCAGATGCCATCGGATGCAGACTTTGAAATGCTCTATGGTAATCTTAAGGCTCAAGAAACAATAAAGTTCTGGAGCACCTCATTTTTGAGGGGAACAACACTTGATAATTGTATTGTCATAGTCGATGAGTTTCAAAACTTGAATTTTCACGAATTAGATAGTATAATAACAAGAGTTGGTGAAAATAGTAAAATTTGTTTCTGTGGTGACGCATCACAGACAGATTTACAAAAAACCAATGAGAAAAATGGAATCACTGATTTCATAAAGATAGTTCGTACAATGCCATCATTTGATATTATCGAATTTGGTATTGAAGACATAGTTCGATCAGGACTTGTCAAAGAATATCTTGTTGCAAAAATGCAGTTGGGTATGTAATGTTTAATCATGTAGAATTAGATCTTCCAAAACTTTCGAGAGAAACGATTGACGGAGTTCGTTATTATTCTGTGCCTGATGAAGATGAATTACTAAAATTAGTATCAATCACATCAGTC